TCTAGGATACCTGCCAACTGACACCGTAACAATTGACGCTGGAAATTTAGACTGCCAGCTTACGATCACCGACTCAAGCGTTGAAATTATACAAATCAACCCAGAGCCACTAGGAGACGGAGCAACAGCCACAATAACAGCAGAAACCATAGGAACGGTAAACGGTCAATTTTTGAGCGTTGCAGGTAGCGGTTATTCAGACGGAGAGTTCTCAGTTTTTGGAAGTACAGGAACAGGAATGCTGGTAGCCGTAACGGTTGATCCACTTGATCCAACAGGGCAGGTTTTCACACTTGACCTAGTAGAGGGAGGAGAGGGATACACCGCAGGCGACACGGTATACATTCAAGGAGGAAACGGAGACGCAGAAATTACGATCACTTCAGTGACTGAGGGAAAAGTAACAGAAATTCAAATAGCCAACGGAGGCGTGGGTTACAAAATCGGAGACCAGCTTCTGGTTGACGGAGGAAACCAAGACTGCGTGGTTGAAGTTACGTACATAGGAATAGGAGACCGCAAAAATTACAACGGAGTAGAACTTTTATACGCTTACTGGATATGACAACAACCGATGACATAGCACTTTTAATTGAAAGCCTAGTCGAGCAAATCGATCGCACAATTATCGGCGTTTATAACGAAGCCGAGGAGCGAACAGAAACGTGCAATACAAAGTGGGCTATGGTTGGTAAGGAGGTAACCGATGAAAGCGGAAACAAATTTCTGATCACCGAAGTAGAAAAAGACCAGTGGATCAAAGCAACAAACAAAGACCAACTGGAGCTAAACGGAATCATTAACCTACCCAAGCCGTTCTTCATAAACGGAACGAAAATCGCCACGAACAACGAGTGGACAAAAAAGACAAACCGAATACAGGAAAAAACCCCTCTGGTCTGGCTTTTAGAAATTTTTGATGAAACGATTTACACCAGAGAAAACCCAATGGACATCGAGTGCGAAGTTCGGCTTTTCTTTTTGGACGAAACCAACATCACGCAAAACTACACAAAAGACCACCGCCAAAAAGTGGTGCTCCCAATGTCAGAACTTGCCCTTGATTTTGTCAACGTGATCGAACGAAACCGAATTTTCAAACGCCCAGACAGATACCAGAGAAAAACGTTTTCGAGATTTGGAGTGGAAACCGAAAGCGGAGTGATCCAGAACATTCTGGACGCAAACCTAAGCGGAGTCGAACTGCTGATCGAGATAAAAAAATTTAAAGAAAATTGTAAAAATTGTTGAACATTTAAAAATTAGAAAACATGGCATTAGGATGCAACTGCAACGCTGGTCTTTCCAACACAGGGAGACCAAACTGCGTACCGATCCAATCGGTAACAAGTAAATTAATTTTAGTACCGATCAAAGCGAATGACGGTACGTTGAACGGAATAGACCTAACCGCACCAGTTCCAGTTTGGGATGACTTGGTAAACGAACTAGACGCATCAAAGCGTTGGTTTCCACTTCCAGCATTTGAGAACGTAGAACTAGCAAAAGCAGACTCACAATTCGAGGAAGCAAACAGCGGTCGAATGGCGTTCTTACGTCAAGGAAAGAGATCATTCGCTGGCGAACTTTGGGCAGAGGACTCAAGCCCTACCTTGCTTTCAAAATTACAAGGAAACCGATGCGTTGATTTTGGCGTTTACATTGTAGACGTTACAGGACAATTGGTAGGAAGCAAAGTGGGAGACTTTTTGTACCCAATCCCAGTAGACAACCCAAGCTTTGATCCACGTTTCATGTTTGCGACAGACGACACGGTACAGAAAATCATGGTAGCGTTCGATTTTGACCGCTTATTCGATGAGGGAACAATGTACCTAATCACACCAGCGGAAGCAGGCGTTAATTTTAACGAATTGAGTGGATTGGTTGACGTGAACTTTTTGAACATAGTTGAAAATTTAAACACGGACTTAACGTTCGATTTGAACCTAGACTACGGTACAGCTTACAACCCGATCAAGTTCAAAGGAGGACAGTTGTCAGATTTCCAACTTTACAACAACACCACGCTAACACTAGAAACGATCACATCGGTAACAGAAAACCTACCGACAGAGGCGAACTACACGCTAGCGTTTCCGTTTGTAACTAACGAAAGCTACACGATCACAATCATCCGTGCAGGTTTCACAGGAAGCTACACATTTACAGCTAACTAATTCAACGAACCATGGCAAGCAGAGAAATACCATTCAATAAACAAGGTCTCCGAAGCTTTGCGAAGTTGAACGATGCCGTAAAGTACTACGGAGAACGAAAAATCAGCCAAAGGAAAGTAGTTAACGCTTTTCAAGAAGCCCACGAACTGAATCTGTACAACAGGAGCATTAACATGGTCTTAGTAAAAAAATCAAAACCAAGCGAAGCAACAAAAAGAATCGCTGAAATTTTGTTCAACGGAAAGCCAAACGAAACACAGCTTAAAAAGTTGACTCAAAGCGTTAACCAATGGTACGGAACAACCGACAGCAGGGTGGTCACACCCCCAGTGGTTAAAGATCCGCTACCAGAGGAAAAACAACCGATTGATCCAATAAGCAAAACAGCTGAAAACTAAAAACGAGAAAGGGAGCAGAAACGCTCCCTTTTTTTAATTTGACAAATTTATTTTTTTCAGAAGAACCGACCTGCCCTCGCAGATTTCAAACAGCTCAACCACGATCTTAAACTTGGAGGACATGATCGAGTACAGCTCCGCTTTGTTTTTAACCTGTTCTTGGAAAAATTCCATAGCTTCAGCGTAGGAATCAGCGTAGTCGTCCAAGGTTTCGCAACCAAACAAATACTCCGATTTAAACGGTTTCTCAGTTGAGTACCGAGACACAGAGCGAACTACGAAATTAGCGTAATCGTAAGACAAACCACCAAGACAAGTAAAAGATTTTAAAGTTTCCATTTTTTCGTTTTTTTTTGTGAATAATTATTTTTTATAGGTTGCGTCCGCAAGCGAACAAATTAATTGGTTAGCATAAAGTCCCCAGTTGCTTCTGGTTGTTTTTGAAATTAAAGTACGACCTTTTGAAATTTCTTGAGCTTCCAGACCAGCCACGATTTCATTTCTTAAATTGATGTTGGCGTGAACGTTGATTTTTTTAGTTTCCATTTTTCTTATTTTTTAACCGTTTTTCTTGATACTAAGGTACGGCTTAAAAGTGAAACGTGCAAGTTTTATTTAATTTATTTTCATTATTTTTAAAAAAAAATTCCAATGGCAGTAGACCTAAAAACAACCAGAATCGGAGAATTAGCACGATCAACCAGCAAACTAAACTGGGGTAAAATTTTCAAGTTAATTTTTGAACGCCGAGACGTTGCCCTTTTTGTAGAGGAGCTAAACAGACAAAGACTGAACCGAGGGAAAACAACCCAAGATAAAGACATTACCAATTTAAAAACAGGAAGCTCCAAGTACTCCCCAACCACAGTCGCCATTTACAAAAAAATAGGACGCAGGATCGTAGCAGGACAAAACTACACGATGAAACACACTGGAAAGTTTCACAGGAGCATAAAAGTTACAACGGTAACCCAGAATTACATTGAGATCGGATCTGATCCTTTGAAACCAGAGGTCAACCTTTTTAAAACTTATGGAACGTTTTTGATTGGAGCAAGCGAAACCGACCTGCAAAAATTAAGACAAAAAGTCCTACCTTTGATTTACGAAACGGTAAGGAACGAACTGCTAAAATGAAAAAAACAATTCTGGCTTTTTTAGGCAAGGTGCTCAAGAAAACCAAATCACAAAAAAAAAACAAAACAGTGCTGGCTGATTACCACACCAGTATAGACACACTACCCCTCCAGAATTGGATCGAATGCCATGACGGAGACAGAACAAAAACCAGACTGGACTCCAAAAGAGGAGACAAAGAACAGGATGAACAAGCGTGGGAAATGATCCAAGACACGTACATGAAAGAATACGGTCTCGGGAAAATTTTAGAAAAGGTATACGAAGCCATGCGAAAAAAAGCACAGCTCGAACTTGACTACGTGATTACGGAGGACAGACTGAAACTGACACTGGCAGAAATGGAGGAGCAAAAAATCAAATCCATTCTAACCAACCGAGGGCAGGGAATGACAATACAACAGTCGCTCATTTACTTAAGCCAATGGATGAACCAGTGGATTAGCACAAAGTCCATCACCACAAGAGAATACTTCGATTTGATCGGAGAAATGGAAAAATTTAATAAACGAACAACCAGCAAACCAAAAAAGCGAAATGGCAAATAAAATAAAACGATCCGACATCTTCCAAGAGGAGGACATTTTCAAAGGCATCCGAGACAGTGCCAAAAAAACCATTACATCACTAGACACCATAAACGGCAAGTTAAAAGAAACAGCCAAAACGCTGAAATCAGCCTTGTCAAGTCAAAAATTAGACAGCACCAAAGCAATCAAAGAACTAGCGATCGCAATAGAAAAAGCCAACAAAATAAACCAGCAAGCGGTTAAAATTTCACAGCTAAAAGCAAAAGCCAGTCAAGAGGAAGCAAAAGCCCAACAGCAACTACAACGGATAGAAACCGAGAAAGCAAAAACCACACAGCAAAATTTGAAAGCGGATCAAGAGCGTGAAAAATTGGCACGCCAAAGAATGCAAACACAAAGACAGGAAGCAAAGGAAACCGAAGCTAAAGCCAAAGCCGATGAAAAAGCCAGAAAAGAAGCCGAAAGACAGGCAAGTGCCTACCAGCAACTAGTTATAAAAACCAGAGAACAAAAAAACGCCAGTAAAGAACTAGGTGCTCAATTATTGCAACTTGAAAGAGACGGAAAAAAAGGAACAGCACAATGGTACGAATTAAGCCGTGCCTATAGCAAAGCAACTGCCGAAGCACAAAAAGGAGACGCACAATTAAAAAAATTGGATCGGACGGTAGGCGACAATTTCAGAAACGTAGGAAACTACCGATCAGCCCTAGACGGACTCAGCACCGTGCTGGGAGCATTTGGCGTTGGTTTTGGAATTTCAAATGTTTTGAATTCAGCAACCCAGTCGGTCATGAAATTCGAAGTTGAAAATAGCAAGCTCGCCGCCGTTTTAGGTAATTCTGTACAAGACAACAAAAATTTGATTGACGTACAAAGAGAGCTAGGTAGAACAACGGCTTACACGGCAAGCGAAGTAGCAAGCCTTCAAGTAGAGCTGGCAAAATTAGGATTCACGTCACCGCAAATAGAAAAAGCATCAAGTTCGATTTTGAAACTAGCAGGAGCGACTGGCTCGGACTTAGCACGATCATCCGAAATAGCAGGAGCAACGCTTCGAGGGTTTGGATTAGAAGCAACACAAATGACACACGTAGCCGATGTCATGGCTCAATCGTTTAATTATTCAGCTTTGGATTTAGAAAGTTTTGCAGAATCCATGAAATACGTAGCTCCAGTCGCTAAACAGGCTGGCGTTTCACTTGAGGAAACAAGTGCCATGCTTGGCGTTTTGGCAAACCAAGGAGTAAAAGGAAGTCAAGCAGGAACATCACTAAGGCGGATTTTTACAGACATGGCATTAACAGGAAAACCAGTAAAACAAGCCCTAGCCGAAATTACCAAAAACGGAATCACCCTAACAGACGCATTCGATGAGGTAGGAAGAACAGCCCAGACTGCCCTCGCCATTATAGGAAACAACACAAAACAAGTTGATGAGTTTACAACCGCAATGATTAACAGCAACGGAGCGGTAGACAAAATGTACAAAACCATGACCGACAACTTGCAAGGAGGCGTGGATCGACTAGCCTCGGCTTGGGAATCCTACATTCTAGACGTAAACAACAGCACTGGTGCATCTAAAAATTTGCAAAACGCACTGGACTGGCTAGCAAAAAATTTAGTTACAATTTTAGACACGGTAAGCTACCTTGTGACGCTTTGGTTAAAATACAAAATTATTGTACTGGCACAAATTGGTTACAACAAACTTCTGGCTTCCAGTTTCATGCAGACAGCCAGAAACATAGGAGGATTGCAGGGAGTCGTTACAGGACTAAAAGGAGCGTTCATGCAATTAGGACAAGCAATAAAACAAAACATTGTAGGAATTGCTGTCCTCGCCATTTACCAGCTTTACAACATTTACAGCGACTTGAACGAAGCCATGAACAAAAACGTGAAAATGCATGAGGACATTGCATCCGCACAAAAAGAAGTAGCCAACAACACCCAAAGAGAAAAAAATGAAGTCAAGGCACTTTTTGAAGCGTTGAAAAAAACCAACAAAGGAAGCGAGGAGCGTAAAAATTTAATGGAAGAAATCAACCAAAAATACGGAACAACGCTCAAAAATTTAGAAAACGAAGAAGAATGGATTTATCAAGTGGATCAAGCCTACAAAGATTTAATGGCAACACTTGGAGAAAAATCCAAACTAGAAAGTAAAAGAATCGCTTTTGAAATTTCTGGAAAATCACTAACAGAAACCGAGATGCAGTTAAGACAAATGGAGCAAAAACTAAAAGGATTTAAAGATTTAGGATTTTCAACATTTGTCGATGACGCAAAAAGAAGCGGAGGGAGACTAATACCACAAGCAAACAAGGGATGGACTGGAGAAAGCGGAGCAAGTCAGTTAGTTGGCGGTCTAATAAATAATTTGTTCGGAGTCGATGACATCAACCAAGTCATAGCACAATACAACGCACTAGGAAAATCCTACGGTCAAATGCTAAAAGACGCAAAAAAATACGAGGAGGAATACAACTCCGCACAAGCACAGTACATGATGAAAGGTAGAGGTAAGGTAACAGATCCAACACCAGATCCTACTGGAGGAGGAGGAGGAGGAGGAGGAGGAGGTCGTACCTCAACCCCAGATACCAGAGAATACGAACTAAGCCTATCAGAAATAAACCAATACCTAGAACGCCAAATTGAATTGCAAGAGGAACTGAGAGTTTTATACAGCGAAACCGATTTTAAAAAACAAGCTGACGCAATAGAGGGAGTGATTAATTCAGCACAAGCCAGAGCTAGAAACCGAGCGATCGAGGGAGAAGATCCGCTGGATTTCATTGTAGCAGGCGAAATGTACGATGAGAACGAAAGACAAATTATAGCCCTTTACGAACTAGCCAAAGACCTAGCCAGAAAAAAAACAGATTTTGAAATTTCAGAAATTGACAGAAAAAACCAAATTGAAAAAGACGAAGCATTAAAAACACTTAACGAAAATTATCAAGACCAAAAAGACCAGTACCAAAAAGAACTAGCAGAATTACAAAAAGCCGATCCCAACGACACAAACATAGGTGCTAGCAAAGCCAACCTAAACAAAGCGTTAACAAAATTGGATCAAGACTACCAAACAGAACTGGCAAAAATAACAGAGGACAACAAAAAAAGAGACGCAGACGCAAACACTGAAAAATTGATAGCCAAAGGAAAACTTGTCGACACCGAAATACAAATAGAAAAAGACAAAAACGAAAAAATTAATGAGTACAATGACAAATTGAATGATGCCATAGAGGAGGGCTACAAAAAAAGAGGAGAAAACGCACAAAGCCAAACCGAGGCTGAACTGAAAGCACAAAAGGACGCATTCGAAAAATTAAAAGAACGCTGGTCTGAAATTAATGAAGCGGTAAAATTTGTGACCGATTTCTTCATCCAGCAAAGCGACCGCAGAATT